ACTGATCGCACTGCTCTATCTACTCTTAAACCTTTGATGGATATGGCAGGTGGTAACGAAGGTGCTATTAGCCGATGGGCTGCTGGATTTGTTAATAGTCTTGGTCCTCTTTCCTCTCAACGTGGTGAGTGGTCTCGTATCCTTAGTGAAGGTCTACAAGAAGTTGAGTCTGACTTTACTTCACAACTCCAAAACCGTAACCGCTTTGTTGGTGCTCTTGATCCTACTAACCGTCAACCATTTATTTATAGTCCGGTTACCGGCAAGAAACCTAATGGTTATGGATTGATGCAACGTCTTTGGAATGCTTATAGCCCTATTAAGGTGCACCCTGAGCAATCTACTGAAGAGAAGTTCTTACAAGAAATGGAGTTCGACGTTAATACAACGTTTAGAACTAAAGATGGTATTCGACTGCTTCCTGCTGAACGTTCTGAACTATTCCGTATGATGGGTGAACGTGGGTTCTTTAAAGAAGCTATTCAAGAAATCATGCGTGATGCTGGTGATTGGAAGAGTATCGAAAAGCTACGTGAAATGCGTATCAAAGGTTATAAGTCGGATGAAGTGTCTCTTAAAAAGTGGCATGATATTCATGCACGTTTGTCTGAAGCTCGAAGGGCTGCAGAAGAAATTGCTTATGCAGAAATGGATGCAGATATGTATGCAGCCATTGAACTAAGGCAAGCACAGAAAGACTTGACTGAAGAATATTCTACAGTTGGTGAAATTTTTGATCCATCTATTCTTAATCAACGTAAATAAACATGGCAACAACTGAAACAATTTTACTTGGAGATGGAACAACTACTCAATTTAGTTTTACATTTCCTTATATTAAAACAGAAGATGTTAAAGTAGAACTACAAGAATTTGATACAGTCGAGTCCACTGTTATTAGTAGGGTACAGATCAGTTCATTTTCTATCCCTTCTAACAACCCAACTGTTGTCGATTTTAGCGCCATTGGTGCAGCTACTAATTATCAAGCAATTACTGGTGCTCCGCTAACTAATCATGCTGTAAATACATCTAATATTATTAGAGTACGTATTTACCGTTTTACAAGTGCTGACGCTAACCCATCTACTTTTTTACAAGGTTCAACAATACGTGCACAAGATTTGAACGATAATTTTGAACAAATCTTGTACATCATGCAAGAGCGTCAAAATACACTTCAAACAATCCAATTTGGTGGTATTGGTGAAAACATCGTTGGTACAGTTTCTATCCAAGATGATGCAGTTACTGCAGATAAATTACGTGATAGTACTGTTACCGATAGTGATCGTGCTGTAACTACTAATCATATTCGTAACGATGCGGTTACAGCTGATAAGTTAGCGGATACTACGGTAACACCTGGTACTTATACAGCCACAGATATTACAGTTGATGCTCAAGGTCGTATTACTGCGGCATCCAGCGGTACAATTGCTACAAGTGAGATTGAATCTAATGCAATTACAACTGGTAAATTAGATACTGGTGCAGTTACTACTGCTAAACTAGCAGATGATGCTGTTACAGCTGATAAACTAGCGGATACCACTGTTTCTGCTGGATCGTACACTAGAGCAGATATTACTGTTGATGCACAAGGACGTATCACATCAGCAACAAGTAATAACTCTTCAATTCAAACTGCAGACATTGCAGACGATGCAATTAATGCAGATAAACTAGCAGACACCACTGTTAGTGCTGGTTCTTATACTAATACATCTATTACTGTAGATGCTCAAGGTAGGTTGACTTCTGCTAGTAATGGCGTTGCTCCTTTCTATTCTGGACATGCATACCTTTATGAAAAGCTAAGTGTTGGGGTTAATGGAGGATCCGGTACTGCTTCAGGTGAGTCAGCTCCTGGTGTATGGAACCAACGTAATTTAAACACTGAAGTATTTGACACCGGTAATTTTGTGTCTTTGTCAAGCAATCAATTTACACTTATTGCTGGAACATACCTTATTAAATGGTCTGCACCTGCTTTTGATGTAAGTCATCATCAATCTAGACTTTATAATAGTACTGATTCAGCAGTTGTTGATTACGGTACAATGGAAGATGCTGGCACTGATGATGAACAGACACGTTCTTTTGGTGTTGCTCGTGTAACTATTACAGGTTCAAAAACTTTTAAAATTGAACACGCTTTTAGGTACGTAGCTAGTAACAGCACTAGAAGTTTAGGTTCTGCTGGCGGTATGAACTGGTCAGTACCTATTTACACCACCGTTGAAATCTACAAAGAACTTTAATCTTTTTTAACAAATTATGTTAGTGCAAGACATCGCGGGTCTTTATATCCCGCAACACGATTACATCTCTTTGACTTACGTTGCAGCTGGTAACGGAGTAGGGGAGATTGAAACAATTACATACAAACAAGGTGGAGCCAGTGGAACGACGGTTGCTGTCATGACTCTTGGTTATGATTCCAACAACAAACTTGAAACTATTACCAAGGTGTAATTATGACATATAAACTTAATCCATTTACTGGTAAATTAGATACCAGTGATGGACCACAGGGACCAGCTGGTGTAGTAAGTGCTGCTGGTCCTGGTAGTCAAGGCACACCATCGATTAGTTTTGCAGCAGACCTTGATACTGGTCTTTACAACTACACTCCTAATGGTATTGCTGTTAGCACTGCTGGCACTGGGCGGTTGTTTATTGATGCGAGTGGAAGGGTTGGGGTCGGCACTACTTCGCCCGCGAGGCAATTAACCGTCTACAATTCCTCAACTCCAATTATTCAACTAGTAAACAGCACAACTGGGCAGACAGCAAACGACGGCGTGATGCTGTATGAATCTGGTTCCGACTTTGTTGTCGAGAATCAAGAAGCAGGAGAGATCAAGATCTATAACAATGGTTCTCAGCGTGCCACAATCGACAGCTCGGGCAGGTTGTTGGTGGGGACTTCTAGTGCGCGTAGTAATTTTGATTCAACCTGGGGAAACTTTACTCCAAGTGCTCAATTTGAAACCAACAATAACCTTGTCAATGGATTATCAGTTGTAAAAAATAGTACCAGTGGTTATCCTGCTGAGCTTTCGCTTGCGGCAACAAAAGACGCTGCAATAGGCGGAAACTCGATTGTTGGGTCTGGTCAAAGAATTGGTCAGATCAGCTTCAAAGGTGCTGACGGAACAAATCTAGTTGAAGCTGCAGAAATCAGAGCTGAAGTAGACGGCACACCTGGCGCTAACGACATGCCGGGCAGGCTTGTCTTCAGTACAACCTCCGTCGGAAATAGTGCTCCGAACCCACGGATGACCATTAAAAATGATGGTAAAGTAGGTCTGGGGACTAGTAGCCCTAGCTCTATTTTTCACGCTTATGGTTCTGTCAATAATTCTGTTGCTCGAATTGAGAACGTCGATGCCTCTACCGGATACGGTCTATTTGTTAAAGCAGGAGGGACAACATCGGGAAGATATGTCGCGTCTTTTCAAGATGCCGCAGGCAACACACGGCTACACATTCTTTCCTCAGGCAACGTCGGCATCGGCACTACGAGTCCTAGCACTCCTTTACATATTGAGACTGCAACTGCAGAGACAGAGATTCGGCTTACTACAACTGGTGGAAATATTAGGTTGCGTGGATTTAATGATGACCTGATCTTAAACGCTGACCAGCATCGTTTCAACAACGAAGATAACACCACAGAATACGCCCGCATCGACAACTCGGGCAGGCTCTTAGTTGGCACGTCTACTGATGTTGCTGGCGGCAACTTAATGCAGATTTCAGCCGCCGGTGGACCACGCTTGGGCTTAAATCTCCAAGATGGAACTGTTGCTAGTGGGCAGTTTATTTCCGCAATCGACTTTTATACCTTAGCCGGGTTTGTAAATGAAAAAGCAGCCTCTATTGAGTGTTATGCTGATGCAGCTCAAGGATCAGGAGATAAACCAGGCCGCCTAGTGTTCTCCACTACCGCCGACGGTGCGAGCAGCCCGACGGAGCGGATGCGTATCGACTCCGCAGGTAACGTCGGCATCGGCACGGAGAGTCCAACATTCTCTAACGGCTCTGGTCTTGAAATCGAACAAGACGGAGTTTCCACTTTAAGACTTCAAGACTCATCTGGCCTTGGAGCTGTTGTTGAGATTTTTGCAGACGATGGCGCTAGATCTGCAATTTATGATTCACGCGGTAACTCATCTAATCATGGCCATGAGTTTAGAATAAACGGATCACCAAAACTTAATATCGACAGCTCGGGCAGGCTGTTGGTGGGCACGACTTCGACAGCTAACCGAGGCGATGCGAAACACATTGTCCAAGGAGATGTCAGCTTCGGAAACGGCGGGGGCAAAGCCCATACAATTTACAAGGAGACAGCAGGTCTTGCAGATGCAGGGACATTTGATGTTGATTTAATATCTAACACTGGAGCTACTTGCGGATTCGGCACCGTATTCTATAGACAGGGCACAAATCAGCAGGTGCAAACATTTAGCTTTGCGGGTCGTCAATCTGGCGTTGTTGTCCAGTTACAAGACACTAGTGTCAGAGGCAGTGGCGTATCAGGAGTAACTGTCACCTTTGCCGAAGTTTCAAGTGCTGGAAAAATCCGCATCACAAACGGAAGCGGAACGGTACTTGACAGTGTGCAAGTGACCCTTTTCCTTCACTCTACTCTTCTCTAGACCTCTTAACCCTACTCACTACTAACACTTAACTAAGCCTACCAATCCGGTGGGCTTTTCTTTTTTTATTTATTCAAACACTTTACTAACTTTTAAAATCATGTCTACTACTTTCACCTGGAACATTGCTAACCTTGAGCGTAACACTGCTGATGGTATTGTTTTTACTGCTCATTATACCGTGTCTGCTGCTGACGATACTTATTCCAGTGGTGCCTATGGTTCGATTGGTCTGGAAGCACCTGCTGAAGGCGATGATGTTATCCCGTTTGCTGACCTTACGTCTGACGTAGTGGTTGGTTGGGTCAAAGAAAAGCTTGGTGGTGATGAAAAGGTTGCAGAAATTGAAGCTGCACTGCAGAACGCGCTTGACGAGCAACGCACTCCCACCAAGGCATCTGGTCTGCCCTGGTCTGCCTGATTTAAACTTATTGGAGAACTAAAATGATCACCCTTATTCGTCCAATTCTTTTTTCCTTTCTTCAGTCTCAAAGCGTTAAACTACTTATCGTAGATTTGCTAGCTAAACTTGCTGAGTCCACTGATAATGACATTGACGACAAAGCGGTTGAATTTGTTCGTAACGGTCTTTTTCCGAATAAGTAATGGACTTAGGTGAGCCACCGGTATTCCCGTCTATAAGGCTCCCTGAGCCACCAAATTTACCACGTCCAGTGTTGGAGGTACCACGAGCTGATATACCATCATATGTACCACTTGTTGTACCTCCTTCAGACTTAAGACCACCACCGGGGATTGAGTCAGAACAAAAGGATGAACCTCCTAAGCAAACATTACCACCTACTCCACCAATACCTATACCACAAATACCTCAACCTCCTGAGGTAACTACAGTAGATATACCTGGTACTGATATTGAAGTACCTGTACCTAGTGGAGAGATATTGGTTACAGCTGCTACAACAGCTTTTGTTTCAGTTGCTGCCACCTTAACCGCTACTTCTCTGTTTAAACATTGTGTATCTTTATTTAAACCAGTATTTAAACAGGCATGGAACAAGATAACAAAAAAGACGGACTCATAAAATTCATTGTCCTTGTTTGGTCCGCTGGACTCCTCACGGCATCATACGCGGGATGGATGAGTAAAATGGATCCTACTTATGTCGCTTCAATTTTAAGTGGCACCTTAGCAACATTTTCAATCACTCGTGAAAAGAACAAATGAAGAAACTTCTTTTATGTTTGTTATTTGCAGCACCTGTATCGGCTCAATCCGTTACACCTAATTTTACACAAGGTAGTATGCAATCTACCTCAACCACTACTATTGATATTGACCGTACTATTGCAACTAAAGTGTACGGAGGAGATTATAAATCATGGTCTGGAACCAACGTAACACCCAGTGGTTCAATCGAAGACGCATCTACAACTTTCTCAGTAACCACTGCTGGAGATCCATTTCAACTAGAGCTTATAAACAGGGTGGCAGGAGTTGTCGAAACAAACGACATCAGCGAAACTATCCAACAAGTTACCTCTACTACTTCCTTGTCAGTCTTTTCGCAATAAGTCCAGCTTACGCAGAAGACCCAAAGGTACAGAACACTTCATCACCTGTAGCTGCTGCTACGGGTAATGTAACCAATCAAGCTGTACAATTTCAAAACAACGGTGCACCTTCAAGACAATACTTTACTAATGGTAACTCTTGTAATGGTACAACAATGACAGTCCAACCATTTTATATGGGTGGTGACGTACATACTGATACCTATCAACGTACTAGTAATTTTGGATTACAGGTTGGTTTTTCTGTACCTTTAGATGGTGGTATGGTTGAAACTTGTAAACAAATTGCACGTCGTCATGAACAAAAGATGCGTCTAGATTATGAACTAGTTCGAGCATTAAAGTGCACCGAAATTATGAAGGCTGGTTTTACATTCCGACCTGGTAGTCGAGTAGAAGTGTTGTGCCACGATATTGTTCCTATTGTCGCCATTAAAAATGATTGAAGCAGTAGTATCTGCTACCGTAGCTGCATTAGCAGCAGGCGCAGCACTTACAAACAGACTACACAACAGAATAACAGAATTAGATCGACGTGTTGACGCTTTTGAATTACGTGTTGCAACCAATTATGTTCCACAAGAACAGTTTGGTGAAGCAATTACTAAAATGGAAGCACATATGATCCGTATTGAAAATAAGCTTGATCAAATGCTACTAAAAAATGGCTAAGAAAAAAGCAACCGAAGACCAATTTAACGAGTTGCATAATCTTGTCACGAAGGAGTTCCTTGCCCGTATTAAATCGGGTGAGGCTTCTACTGCTGACTTGAAAGCCGCTTGTGATTGGCTAAAGACTAATGACATCAGTGGTGTCGCCTTTGACGGTAATCCACTTGATAAATTGGCAAATATTATGCCAACTGTTGACCCCGAACTTGTCCAACGGAGGCTTTATGGCCCGAAAGTCTAACTATAGTGGTGCTAAATACGCAAATGGTAACTATAAGTCATATCAAAAAAAGTATGACTCTAGTGAACTACAAATTAAAAAACGCACCAAATTAAATAAGGAGAATCGTAAACGTGGTACTTACGGAAACGGTGATGGAAAAGATGTATCCCATAGAAAAAATGGCTCTACATTTCTTGAAAAAGCATCTAAAAACCGAGCACGTAAAGGCCGCGCATGACCCCCTTACTCCCCACTCCTGACGACTACCTCTACAACTTAATCGTTATGACCTCTCCAGAAGCTAAGCGCCTGTGGAGGCGCAGCATTAAGGAACATTTCGACCACACATGTATTTATTGCGGAAAGACTTATGACTTATCTCAATTATCTATTGATCATGTCCATCCTCGCTCTCGTGGCGGTCAGGACATCGCAACGAATGTCGTCTGTGCTTGTACCAGTTGTAATCAGGACAAGGGGAGCACACCAGTCATCTCTTGGATGAGAGACAAATTTGGAGTTAATAGACTCCGTGAAAAACTTATTATGGAGTATATTACTTAATT